AAGTATATTCATAGAACCTACTTATAATGAAATTCTTGAATACTGTACACAAAGAAAAAATGGTATTGATGTCAACAAATTTCTTAACTTCTACGCTTCTAAAGGTTGGATGGTTGGTAAGAACAAAATGAAAGATTGGAAAGCCTGTGTAAGAAGTTGGGAAAAGCCAATTGAAATACCTGAAGTAAACGAACCTAAAAAATGGAAAGCACCGTGGAGTTAAATGGATATAAAATAACCGAAGCAGGGGATGTAATTACTGACCTGTTTAAATATAGAGACAACTATAACCAAAAAGGAAAATACTTAGGGTTTAAAAGTCTGCACGAGCATTACTCTATGAGCTTAGGAAATTGTACTGATTGGACAGGTTTTCCTATGAGTGGTAAAACACAGGTGCTAATGGAGTGCTTAATGAATACTTCTAAGTTTTATGGATGGAAGCATTTAGTTTACTTTCCCGATGTTGGTTCTAATGTTGAAATAGTAGCTGATTTAATACATAAGAAGACAGGCAAGAGCTTTAATCCATTAGATAAGAATGTTATTCAAGACAAAGAAATAACACAGGCAATTGATTGGGTTATACAACACTTTAAAATACTTACTCGTGAAGATGTAAAAGCTAAGCTTACACCAATACAATTTTGGGATATGGCAGTAGAACTAAAAAAACACGGAGAATTACACACGGCATCTATTGATAGTTGGAAGGATTTAAACCACCCTTATGCAGACTTTGGAGGTTATGCTCAATACTTAGAATATGTTTTACCTTACAGGAATCAAATAGCTGAAGATAATGATTTACATTTGCACACGATTATACACCCTAAACTAACTGAAAAGGAAAACGGAAAACGAAATGCACCTGTTCCTTATGATTTAAAAGGTGGCTCTGAATGGTTTAATAGTGGTAAATGTATGATAACAGTTCATAGACAAGACCCTACACTTAACTTAGCAGAAATACACTTTAATAAAATCAAGCCAAGAAGCAACGGAAATATAGGAATGATAGAAATTTTATTTGATAAAGAACGCTTAAGCTATTTTGAGCAGACAAGTCCACAACCAAATGTATTTGTAAAAGAATTTGCCTGTAAGCAACAAGAAGTAAAAAAAAATATCACAATGATTGAAAGAAAATTAAACGACTTACCATTTTAAATTATGAACTTAGAACTCCTTAAACAAAAAGCAATACTTAAGAAAAATATTATTAAGATAGAAATATCAAAAGACGAAATAATTAAGAAGCACCCTAATAGAACCGACTTAATAAATTCTATGCAGGAATCACAAACTGAATTGGAAGATGTATATGCTTTTATTCACGAGATGGAGAAGCAATTACGAATGCAGGTTGAGACATCTTATAGACTTGAACGCTTAAACCTTGAATTGAAATACGAAGTTAAACAAGCACAATTAAATTTGAAAATGTATGAGATGTAAAAACTGCAAACAAGTATTTGAGCCTGTTAAATTCCTACAAAAGTATTGCCTAAAAGACGAATGTATTAAAGTTTGGGTAAAAGCAGAAAACGAAAAGCAATGGACTAAGAAGAAAAGCCAAATGAAAGCGGATTTAACGACCACAAGCGACTATCTTAAATTAACCCAACAAGTAGTAAACAAATATATTAGAGTTCGTGACGAAGGTTTAAATTGCATTAGTTGTGATTTACCACCAAAGAAAAAAAATGCAGGTCATTATTACTCACAGGGTGGACACTCAGCAGTAAGATTTGACGAAGACAACATACACCTTCAGTGTGAACACTGCAACACTTTTTTGTCAGGTAACTTGTTAAACTATCAAATAGGAATTGAAAAGAGAATAGGAGGCGAAAGATTAATGAAGCTGCAAGCTAAAGCACACGATGTAAAGAAGTGGACAAAAGAAGAACTAAAAGAAATAATAGAAATTTATAAAAAAAAGATAAAAAATGATTTATAACAACGACTTTAAATTTGATTTAGAAATAGGACAAGTTTACGAAAAGCAATTAGGAGAATTATTAGGTAAGAAAATAGAAGTTAAGCGTGATTTTAGAGCATTAGAAACAAAGAATATTTTTGTTGAATATGAAAGTAGAGGCAAAGCTTCAGGACTTTCTACAACAGAAGCATTTTATTACTGTTATTTTTTATCTGATTTTCATTGTGTTTTTATTAAAACAGATAAATTAAAAGAATTATGCAGAAAATTTGTTAAAACTAATCGTGATGTTAAAGGCGGCGATAGCAACACCAGTAAAGGAATTTTACTACCAATAACAATTTTTTTTGAAAATATTTACTAAAAAGTATTGCCAATTAAAATAATATAATTATATTTGACGATAAATTAACCATTTAAAAACAAAACGCTATGAAAAATTTATTTAAAAGTTTAGCTGAATTTCAACAGGAAGTGCCTGTAATTCACAAAGCAACACAAGGTTATGGCTACACTTATGCCGATTTGCCTAAAATCTTTGAGACTATTAATCCATTACTAAAGAAAAACGGATTAGGTTTTACTCAACTAATCAACGGAACTGAATTGATTACTATTTTATTTCATTGTGAAAGTGGTGAAAGTATCGAAAGCAAGACTGCAATACCTCAAGGAGTACAATTAAAAGGTATGAACGACTTTCAAGTATTAGGTAGTGCAATAACTTACTTGCGTAGATACGCTTTATCTTCGATTTGCGGACTTGTAACTGATAAAGATACCGATGCTTCAGGTGAGCAAGTTAAACACGAACCAAAGAAGCCTACGATTGATGCTAAAAGATTTGATAAAGCATTAGATGCTATTGTAAGCGGTAAGTATTCAGTTGAAGAGCTTGCAAGTGATTTCACTTTAACTGCTGAACAACTTAAAGCTATATCAAAATGAAAATAAGATGCAGCCAATTAGGTAAGATAATGACAAAGCCTCGTTTAAAAAGCGAGGTACTGTCACAAACTACTAAGACCTATATACAGGAGCTTGTACTACAGGAAAAGTATGGAATTTATAAGGAGTTTTGGAGTAGATATACTGACAAGGGTAACGCAGTTGAAGATGAGGCTATCAATTTAGCAATGGACACTTTAGAGGTAGGTTTCATATATAAAAACGAAGAAAGCTTTTCTAATGATTGTATAAAAGGCACACCCGATGTTAACACCGATATACTTTTAGATGTTAAATCTAGTTGGGATGCAACTACCTTTCCATTTTTCGAGGATGAGCTACCTAATAAAGATTATTTTTACCAATTACAGGGGTATATGTGGCTAACAGGTAAGCAAACTTCTTTACTTTGTTACTGCCTGATTAATACACCATTTGAAATAGTTGAAGATGAGGTAAGGCGTGAACACTGGAAGCAGCAGTCAATAGATGAGAGTCAAGAAATAAGAAACTTTGTAGAAGCTAAGCATAACTTTGACCATATACCAAAAGAAAAACGAATAAAGACTTTTGTAATTGAGAGAGATGAGGCTGTAATCGAAGAGATAAAAACACGAATAGAATTGTGTAGAGAATACTATAACCAACTAATAGAAACAATATGATAATTTTACTAACAATACTGCTCACACCCGCAATAGTTTGGGGTTGGGTTTGTTCAATAGCTTATTTATTAAACCTTAAAAACGATTAACAATGGAAACAAAAAACAACAGCGGTGCTATCTTTAAAAATGATAACAAAAAGTCCGAAAACCACCCCGATTACAAAGGGAAAGTAAATGTAAATGGTAAAGATATGGAGGTAGCGTTATGGCTTAAAGAGTCTTCAAAAGGAACTAAATACTTTTCGTGTTCTTTTAGTGAGCCGTATATTAAAACTGATGAGCCACAAATAAGAGTTACTGAACTTGATGCTGATGACTTACCATTTTGATATGTACATAGATGATTATAGTTTACGAGCTTATCTAAGGGAAGCATTAAAGACCAAAACACGAAACCAAATAGTTAAAGAAATACAGGGTAGAGGTGAGAAGTTTCACCAATACAATATTGATAGGTTTCTGCAAGGTAAAGATGTAAGTTTAGAAACAGCAAAGAAGTTAGATAAGTACATTTACCGAATGAATATAATAAGCCCCTTTAATTAGGGGTTTTTTATTTTAAAGCGTTTATATTAAAATTAATTATATATTTACACTATGGAACTAATATTGATTATATCAATGGCTTGGTGGTTAGTTAACTTTGAGCCATTACAATTAGCAATAGATGCAATATTTGCTAAGTTACCTGTAGATAGTTTAACCGTCTTTACACACGCAGCTTTAGGGTGTTGGAAGTGTTGGAGCTTTTGGTTAACTATATTTATTACATTAGATTTTAGCTTTGCCTGCTTTGCTGCTTTAATTACCTTAATTTTAGATTTATGTTTGAACAAACTGAAATAGACTTAATAGCGTCTATATTTGAAACTGAGGAACTTGTTAGGACCGCAAAGGTTAATCTAAACAAATTAGCTAAGATAAAAGAAAAGTATACAGGCGTAAAAGAAAAGGATTGTTTCTGCTCTAGTGTAAGACGAAAAATTTGGTTTAAAGGTTTTAAATTATGGTATGAAAGCAATACTTGATAAATACATAACTGAGAATTACGCTGAGGTTAGGACTTACACTAACTACTTCCTTGTGCGTTTTAAATCTTTTATAGATGCTGACACCGTTATAAACAATTCTTATATTCATGTGGTAAACATTAACGACCCATTACCAACCGTTGAAAAGACAAAGAGCTATTTATTTAATACAATTAAGTACCAGGTGATATGGACATCTTCACTATCAAACAGGCACGATAGGATAAATTCAATGCCGTTCATAGTTGACAAAGATACTGCAGAAGATACTACAGATTTAGATGCTAAGATATTAGCTGACAAAACTTACAACTTACAAAAGGCTGTAATAGAAATATACAGGCAACAAATAAAAGATAGCATACAGAAAACAATATTTGAAGCTTACATTGATAAGGGGTACAATACAGCCCGAAGCATGGCGAAGTACTTTGATATTACTACAACTTCAGCTCACTACATCATAAAGGATTTGAAACACGAATTAAACGAATTACAATATAGTTATGAAGATTAGTCAAGTACTCAGCACCCTATCTTTACTTGTAGCATTTTCTGCAGGTATTGCAT